CGTTGCCCTTTCTTGGTCTTCTCATTTGGGATTCTCCACTTTTCTGATTGCTGAACGGATGTTGCTAGGAAGCTCTGCCCACACCGCTAGTTTCATATCACTGTCTTGGCGTAATTCATCGAGCAGTTCTTTCATGCCTGCGTGATCTTCGGCGGAAGCAGCTTCCGTGAGAAGGGAAATATAACTAGTTCGTTTTCCCTCATCGACCTTGATGCCCTCCTCTTGGATGACAGTCTTGGTGACTGACTGAGGCTTTCGGCCAGTAGTGTTCTTTGCTGCCGCGTTGCCATCATCGTCCTCATCTGCTGCTACACCGCAAGCCATCGCCAGAGAGTAGCGCTTAGCATAGGTTAGGGCCGAGCCAAAGCCTTGGGCGTTCTCACGATCTATAGGGACGGGAACTGGCCCAGTGGATAACTCCTCACCGTGACCGTAAAAGACGGTTTCAACAGCGATGCCATGATCCATTGGAACTGACTTCTGGATGTACGCTATTCCGTTCGCGTTGAGCGCGGGTTTAACCGCGTCGATCACACTCTTGAGGGAGGCAAACTTGCTCTTGAAGTGTGGGTTAGTTTGGTCAAATGCCGCATGGGTCATTTGTGACTGCGCCTTCACCAAGGCATCAATCAGTGTTTGTTTTGATTCCATCCATCAATCCTCTCAGTTGGTTTTGCATGTACTGATAACGCTCTAGCGAGTTCAGTGGTAAGTCACAGTTGCGGATGTTGTCCACAACCTGTGAGATTGGTTTGGCGACCAGCTCATCGTTTGGCCCCAAGCTATCTTCAAACATGTCTTGTTTAACGCGACCCATTGGAAACCTCCGTCAAGCAACCGATCTGATTGCCGCGCCACCAGATAAAATACTGACCAGCGGGGTTGCCATCGCGCACGTCGGCAAGTTCGTGTACGTCGTTTACAATTTTTGAGAGTTTCCAGTGCAGGTTTTCTTCCCACCACATCTGTAGATCAAACATTTCAGAGCGGGAGTGCTCAACGATGCCGTTCTCAAACGACTGGCATTCGGTCATGCCGTAGAAGTGCAGGTTAAACAACACGTCGTTGTCTTTGGGTTCTCCCAGATCGCATACTGGGCAGACCAGATAGGCGTGGCCTGCATCGCGCAGGTTGTGCAGTTCAGTCTCACACTTTGGGCAAGTGTCAGGATCACCCCAAATTGCTTGAAAGCGTGGGTCAGATTCAATTGGTCGGTCAGGTACTAGCATGATTCCCCCTTGAAGTACGTTTCCATCAAAAATTCAACGTTTTCTATTACAACCTCCGCTCGGCGCATCCGATTAATAACAAAGACCGGCGCTTCAACGTAGTAAACAAGGCCGCAATCCCTGCAACTAGCGTTACCGCTCAACTGCCCACCCTCTTGTGACCAAACCTCGCCATCTTTGGCGAAACCCTCTATGTCTTCGAGGCATTCAAAGCAATACTTGCCAACCAAACTTTTGTAATCAGATTCCATCAATCCTCCTTGGGCCGCTTACGCGGCTCGTATGATTGGGCACATGGAGAAGGAACCCCAAGGCTTGATGGTTTCAACACCGTCGATGACAAGGATGCCGCAACGCTTGGACTCTTCCATCTGCGTTTTGACTGTCACGAACTTGGCAGATCGCTTCAGCACTTCAGCGGTCACGATGGTGTTGTGGTCGCAAGCGCTTCGAGTGGTGTAGGTGTTTCCGGCTTCAAATTTCATGTTTCGTTCTCCTGTTGTGTGAAGCCATAATAAACTATTGGTGTATCCATGCAAGCACTAATGCAAACTTTTTTTGTATTATTGTTCTTGCAAACTGCTGGTGTATGTGTACTGTGGACGGAATGGAAACAGAAGCATTCAAAAGAGTCGTCGAGATTGTTGGGTCAAAGGCTGAGATAGCCCGGCAGTGTGGGGTCAGCGGACAACATATTCAGAAATGGAAAAGCCAAGTACCGGCTGTCCATGTGATAAAGTTGGAAAAGTTGACAGGTGGAGCGGTTCGACGCGAAGAATTGCGACCAGATGTTTTCTACGATTAGCGGTCAGTCCCTCCTTCCCTCCTCCCTCCCCTGTTGTTGTGAGGGGCTGGCCCTTTTTATTTGCTCCACTTCGGTGGCAGAGGCTCGTACGGAAAAGCGTACGGGTGCGGGTGGTTGACCCGTTGAGCAGAACGACCAAAGACAATTTGCTTGAATCCGGGCGCATTAGTAGGAGCGCCAAGGTGAACACTCGTTAAAGGTGGCAAAACCCTCCCCCCCAGTTGATATATGGGTATGGGAGGTGGGCAACGTCTGGGCCAGCGTTTAGAAAGTGGTCGAGTGAAAATACGGACTAGCAATAGAGACTAAGATTGGTAGGGGCCACCAAACCCTACTAAATGTCACGGCATGTCTAAAGGAAAGAGGGAGAGAGTCATGGATAGACTAGACCAGATATTGGATAGGTTGGGCCAACGTATAAACGAGTGGGAGGGGGCGAGCAGACAAGCAATTGAAGCAGAAACCAATTTTAAGAGCTTTGAAGCTAGCAGCCAGAAGGCGCACATGGATGCAGGGGCAAGCGCTGCTAAGGCGCAAACAGAAACCAGATCAAGCGGAGAGTGGGCAAACCACTACCGAACAGTCCAGCAAGCCAGTCTGAAGGCTGAGACACTCAAGAAAAAAATCATGCTTGGGCAACTGGCCTTTGATGCTGAACGAACCAAGCAAGCCAATCAGCGCCGGATTGTCTGATGGCAAAGAAACAAACTTCAGCAACGCTTCGCGCCAAGGCATTGAAGACGTTACAAAAACTTGCAAGAATCAGCGCGGCTGATGACAATGGGTACTGCAAGTGCGTTTCATGTGGCCGCTTAGACCATTACAAGAACATGGACGGTGGGCACTTTATCCCGAAGGGGTCATCGAGCAGATGGGCGCTGGAGGAGCAAAATGTGCACGCCCAGTGTAAGGGGTGCAACGGCTTCGGCATGAAGCATGGCAGCGCAGAAGCGCAGTACACGATCTGGATGTTAGATTGGTATGGCAAGGACGCAGTAGAGTACATGCTGGCGACCAAGAAAGACCCCGTGAAGTATTACGCTGCCGACTATCGAGAAATGATAGAGGATTGGGGCCAGCAGATTATGGCCCATGAAAGACGCATAGGGGAGCGTGGCAGATGAGATCTCCTAGGGTTGTAGCGCAAGACATGGTTAAGGCTATGGACGCAGCAGCAAAACAGGTCTGGGACTCTGAACCTAAAAAAGAATCGGATGAGAAGCTGAAGGCATTGGTGTTCGCCCATGTCTGCAATTCATACGCAAGGCGAGGGGGTTATGGCAAGACCGAAGCTACCGGCTGATCCAGAGGTTTTCGCAGTAGAGTTTGAGGCATTGGGTGCGACTAATGTGGCGGCCAAGTACAACGTCTCGGTCAGAAACGTGTTTGCTAAACGAAAGCGGGTTGAGGGGATGCTGGGCAGGACTTTGAACGTCCCTGCGCACCTATCCAAGACCAATGGGCCTAGAAAGGCTGTACGTCAGACGATGACCATCAAGAAAGACAAAACCTTCTTGATTGGCTCAGACTGTCACTATGAAGCCAACACCGTAACCACTGCCCACCTTGCCTTCGTTGAATTAGCCAAGCAACTTCAGCCAGATGTCATCGTCTTGAATGGCGACTTGATGGATGGTGCAAGCATCAGCCGCCACGCTCCATTGGGGTGGGAGGAAAAACCCACAGTGGAGCAAGAGCTAAACACTGTAACTCAAAGGCTTGCAGAGATTGAGAAGGCTGCGCCTAACGCAGAGCGGTTCTGGACGATGGGCAACCACGACCAGCGTTTTGATATGTCCCTAGCGCAGAATGCTGCGATGTTTCAGGGAGTCCCAGGGTTCAGGCTGCAAGACCATTTCCCAAGTTGGACGTTCTGTATGTCCCTATGGGTGGAGGGGGCAGAAAAGCCGATCATGATAAAGCATAGGTTCAATGGCGGAATCCACGCAGGGTATAACAACGCCCTCAAATCTGGCGTTCACATGGTCACTGGGCACACTCATCAAATGGAGTGCAAGAGTTGGTCTGACTATAACTCGCATCGTTACGGGGTTCAGTGTGGGACGATGGCAGACCCTCACCAACCTTCATTTGATTACGCAGAGGATGGCCCGAAGAACTGGGTGTCGGGTTTTGTGGTTTTAACTGTTCGTGATAACTTCCTGCTGACCCCAGAGTTTGTGAAGGTACATAAGCCGGCGGAATATGAATGGCGTGGCGAGATCCACCGAGTAGATTACGAATGATGCGTGACATAGACGCCACCGAGTACATAATTGCCAACCAACTCAATTATCTGAGTGGGCGGGTGGTTCACTTGATTACGGAATACGGGGTCACGAAAGATATCCAGCTACTTGAGGAAGCCTGCCGCGATTTGGCGACCTTGGTTCAGCGCGAGCGCTTTATAGAGGAGAGATTTGGTGCCGACTGTTCTGATTGAGGATCTACCCAACAACTGTCAGGTGACAGTCATCGTCTCAGACCTATACGAAGAGGAGCCAGACCCTAACCCTCCAGCGGAGATGCCAGAGGCTCAGGATCGGGAGAATATCTGGCTGGTCAGCAAGGCTGAAAGCTAAACAGGTGCTTGCGGCTTCGCTTAATCCATTCGCCTTCCATATCTGAATACTTCACGCCTTTCATCTTCTTGATGCTTCCGTCTGGATGGACAAAGTCTGTCTTCTGAGCGGTTAGTCCGTGATAGGCAAAGTTAGACGCCTTGTAGATTCCACCAGTGTGGCCTTGGGCAGTGTCAGCGTAGGTGATAACTAGACGCAGTGGATAGCGCTTTTGAAGCAGTTTGATTGATTGGGATATGAGGCGAGAGGGTGAGTTTCTGGGCGATCCTTCCCTGAAGGCAAGTCTCGTAATCTCCAAAACCCCGTGCTGCTCGTCGCTCTTATACAGGCCGTTGATGTTCTTGGCGTTTGGTGTTCCGTAGGTTATAGCCCCCCAGCAAAACGAATCGAATACAGCGCCAAAACTGTACACATGCAGGAAGCCTTTATCGCCAAAGTAATGGCTTTCCTTGTAAACCTCAGCCGCCATACCTTTGCTGATGTCCTGAATTGAGAACATCTTAGGGGAAGCTGGCGGGGTTGCCGTTATTCCAAAGAGATCATCTTGCATTGCAAGAAGGCCGAAGATTGAGATAGTCCTTGTGGACTCCGTCGCAGACTCTCTCAATGTACTGCTGTTCCTCCATAACTTCGTTTTCGTAGTCGTTCTGACCGGCAGCAAAGAAGCCGACAATCAAGATCAGGGCGAGTGGGTAGCGTAGTTTCATGTGACCCCTAAATGTCTTGCCGCACGATGTGCGTGGTGTGGTATTCGTTCAAGGCGTTGGCCAAACTATTGTCGAGCGTGTCAGAGCCAGCGGCAGAGCACCACGTCACCAGAAACTCTTTCATGGTTTCGTCAGTGTTAAGTTCGTCCATGTAGGCGCGGATAACCTTTGGGTCAACGTCAATCGTGAAGTCTATTCGTACTTTCATTGCTATCCCCTTGGGCCGCTTACGCGGCCTCCGTTCTTGTTTCTTTCTCCTCGCGCAGTCGCCCTAGCAGCCTCATGCAAGCCTCTGCATGGCTGTTGGCGATGTTCTTAACGTCATCGTTGTCTGCCAGACTTGCTCGCTTGTCGAAGCCGTCCTCGGCGCGTAGCGTCAATTGGCGGATGACTTCAATCTGCTCGTCGGTCAGGTTGCTCACATCCATGTCGGCAATCCGGTTAGCTGGGTTGGGCTTCTCGACCTTAACCACGCCGTCAGTGATGCGGCCCATGTTGGTGGGCGTACCGTTCAGAGGTGGAAAGACACGCTCGCCTTCTTCGACTTGTCGCTCTTCGCCGCGAAACACCTCGCGGGTGACCTTGATTTCAAACCGAGTGCAGCCCTCGACTTCTTTGAAGCCCTCTACAATGCCTTCTACGAAGCAAGCGTCTGGGCCTTCAATATCGCGTGAGTTATGAAAATCAAAACTGCGAACCGTGTCGTTGATGTTGATGTCGTTAGTCATGTCCGTTCTCCGTTGTTGATGGGGTTATAGTACACCAAAGGTTTACACATACAACAGGGAGAGGGTGAAAAAGTTGCCTTTTTTGTAAAAAAGACGGGTATAATTCCCACCTAGCACATAATGAACACCGAAACAAGGATCGCAAATGGGTTTATTAAGGCGCTTTGCATACCTAGACAGTGGAACGCTGGGAAAGCTAAGTATTGGCGACTGGTCTTGCTACACGATTGAAAGGCCATGGAAAGACAACCAGCCAAACGTGTCCTGTATCCCAGAAGGGACGTATGCCTGCCAGCCATTTAGCGGAACGCGGTTCCAAGACGTGATTCAAGTCATGGATGTGCCAGACCGCAGCTATATCCTGATTCACGTCGCAAACTTTCCGCACGACATCGAGGGCTGCATAGGTGTCGGGGATCGCTTTGTGTCAGATGCTCTAGAACCTGCTGTGTACAACTCCAAGAAGACGCTGCAAAAGCTCATGGAGATATTCAACGGGCATGAAGAACGAATGACCCTGAAGATAACGGGCGTGAGGGCTGAGGTATGAAGTGGGACGCGATCAAAGGTTTAGTGGGCGCGGTAGCACCGACCATAGGAAGTGCCATAGGAGGCCCAGTAGGGGCCGGAGCGGGGAAAATACTCGCACAGGTACTTGGGGTGCCGGCAGAGCCACAAGCCGTTCAGAAGGCTCTCAGCGAAGCCTCACCGGAACAACTGGCTGAGATCAAGAAGGCCGACCTTGCCTACAAAACCCGTTTGGCAGAGTTAGAAGTGGATATCTTTGAGCTTGAGAATGCAGACAGATCAAGTGCGCGAGAGATGGGCAAAGGTGACTGGACACCCAAGGTCTTAGCTATGTTGGCGTTCCTGTTCTTTGGTGGCTATGTGAGCATGGTCACGCTGATGCCCGAACAGAACGAGGCTATTGTCAATTTGGTCTTGGGATATTTGGGCGGCATAGTTTCCGCTGTTGTCAGCTTCTACTTCGGCGCAAGCCACAAGGCAGACAAGTGAGGGGGGTTCTGCTGTTCAACAAGGATGGCACGATCTACGCAGGCCAAGTCCATACAATGAATGATGGCGTGGTTCACACTGGAGCCTTGCACAACCCTACAAGCCGCAAACTTTTCTACTATCACCAGCTATCGCCACAAGCCAAGATCCGCGCCCTAGAAGGGATGGTGGAGCGATTCGACAGCCCTGATCGAACCAAAACGAGTTTCAACGAGTAATGGCTGGTAGACGAGCAACAAAGAAATGAGCAGACCCTTGAAAGAGATTGACTGGGAACAGGTTGATGAGATGTGCCGCATCCACTGTACGGGAGAGGAGCAAGCTGCGGTTCTAGGTATCGACTATGACACCTTGAATCGAGCCTGTAAGAGAGAGCAGGGGCTAAGTTTTACGGAGTATTTCAAACAAAAGAGCGCATCAGGGAAAATGAGCCTAAGACGTAGGCAATACACCAAGGCCATGGACGGTGACAACACCCAGTTGATATGGCTAGGCAAGAACTGGTTGGGACAGTCAGACCAGCCGGAAGTAGAAGCGCAAGACTTGCCACCAATCGTTATAGAGCGAGCGAGTGAGGCTAACTAAGCCACAAGATGACATCTTCTTCAGTGACTCACGGTTTCGGGCGGTGGTCGCTGGTAGACGCTTTGGGAAGACGTTTCTATCTACTCATGAGCTTCTTCGTGCTGCCTTAGAAGGCAAGAACAGGAACTGCTGGTATGTAGCGCCGACCTACAAGGCTGCAAAAGAGATAGCCTGGGACATGCTCAACGAGGCTTTGCCTGATGGGTACATTA